TTGACTGGCTTCTTACTTACGCGCTTTCGCGTTGCCATTTCTGACCCCTTTCGCTAGGGCCAATTCTAGCTGAGACTCCATTTTATCAAGGCGCGACACAATAGGAATATTCTCTAATTTGATTATGTAGCGAAGGCCAGCAATTAGAAGGGCAATTGATCCTAAGACTGATGCAACTAAAGTAGCCAATTCAGCTGCAACCATTACCGGACTTTGCCGTAACGCTCATAATTTGGATTGAGCCAGTTAATGATGCTAGGCAAGACTGACACTAGAGCGGCATTTGCAATTGCATTGACATCTAGGCCGACTGCTAGATAAGTCGCTAGGGCTGTCGCTAGAAATGTCTTGGCCCAACTTTCGGCCATCTTCTTTAGGTCGCTCATTAGATTCTCCTTCAAGGTTAAACCATTTGCCATCTGTGTCTCCCAAGCTAGTAAATGATATATGGAAGTGACTACGATGCGGATTAGCGCCTGAGTATTTACGCCGCTTCCAGCCTAGTATTGGGCTCATAATCTTGCCATCGTAGATAATATATTTAATCCGCTTATCGCCCTTTTTTGCGCATTTACGAATCTTCTCAACTAATGCGTAAGCCTCTTCTTTATGAGCTGATAAATCAGAATCAATATCTAAAGCTCTGACGATTCCTCTTGCGTCTGGTATATGGTCAGAACTGCCCTTTGCAAGATGCCGAGCATCAGCCACCCAGCCATCAGACTTACGATCCCTATCAGGATAATCGTCATCAATCTGATTCCTTAGTTGAATTCCTGCTGCGCATAATTTAGGCATTATCTTGAGGGATTGTGCCTAGTTCAAAGCTGCGATCTCGTCTGGGGTCAGACCAAGTGCTGCTAGTTTGGCTTGTGCTGATGCCTTAGCATCTGCCTTAGCCTGTGCTGCTGCTTCTTCTGCTGCCTTGATTTCTGCAAAGGCAACTGCATCTGCCTCGCGCTGAGCAACTTCCTCGGCAGTTAGTTCTACCTCAGTAGTTACTCCAGTTGAGCAGTCTACGATTAGTTTGGTTGGCATTGTTTTCCTCTCTTAGTTTTTCTTGATTCCGTATAGGGTGGCTGTTGAGTATTGAGCAAAGTTTCCTATTTCCAAAGTAAATTTTAATGAAGTAATTGCTGAAGTATTAGCCCAAAGACCAGCATCTAAAGTTAAAATGGAATTGGTAGCGTTGCTCTCAGTTACACCATCGCTGCTTATAGATTTGTTATTACTACTAGCATAATTTGGAATATAAATTGAAACATTGGAAAATGTGCTTGCAGTAGCCGTTGAATCAGTTGATGCACCAGCCCAAGTAACATAAGCGTTTGTGTAACTCAAAGAACCTGCACCCAATCCACCTATTCCATAAAGTAATCTATCTGAATAATTAGATGTATTTCCATTAAGTTCTAATCGTAATTGGCAATAATTAACAGAGGCTTGGTCGCCAGTTGAACGAGTAGAAGCCAGAACATTAAGGTCAGTATAAGTTGCAGGTATGCTGGTAAATTCTATAGTACTTGCCCCACCGCTACCCACAGTTACTGTGGCTATTGCCGTATATGTGTTAGCCATTATGCCGCCTTAATTCCGTAGAGGGTAAAGGTTGAGCCTGAATTAAAATTACCGCTACCAGTAGCAATAGCAATAGTGGTGATTGCAGAAGTACTACGCCAAAGATTTACGCTTGCTCCAGTTTGTGTGCCTGGGGTATTAAAACGAGTTAATAAAGTTTTATATGTTGTGGTATTTGAATAGTTATTGAATTGCGCAATTCCATTAACTTGACCATTTGAGGTTGTATCGTAAGTCCAGCCTGTATTAGTTGCATTTGAGTTCCGACCTGAAAATGCAGAACTTCCATTACCTTCAAGACCAGTATATGAATAATTGCCGCCAGTATCGCCGTTGAGATTAAATGCGGTTCCTGTCGCTGCGCTACAACTAAATGCGCCAATTAGAATTAAATCCGTATAAGTGCCTGGGATTGAACTAAATGTAACAGTTGCAGCAGCGCTTCCCAGCGTTGTCGTTGCTATCGGTTCATAAGTTATAGGCATTATGCGCTCCGTATTCCGTAGAGGGCGAAGGATGAGTATTGGGCAAAATTATCGCCATTACCCGTAAGATCAATCTGAGTAATTGCATTTGTGTTCATCCATAGACCAGAGCCATATCGCAACTTACCGCTTCCATTGTTATCAAAGCCATTCATAAGACGCATAGTTTTATATTTATTTGTGTTTGCGTAATCTAAAATATCCCAAATCTGTACGCCAAATACATTTGCAGAGTGACTAGAGGTTGCAGTTGTAGTTGAGTTAATTTGCGTTTGTGAAGCCGCGCCGTCAGCACTAACACTAGAGCCATCGCCATCTATTTGATGGCGTGCATAATTGCTGCCACTATCAGAATTCAAACGAATAAATATGCCATCTCCCCCACCAGCACTTGCTTTTCTACTTATTGCTCTAATCTGCAAATGCGTATAAGTGGCAGGAATTGAACTAAAGGTAATAGTTGCACTTCCACCGCTACCAACAGTAGTAGTAGCAATAGACTCAAAGTCGCCAGCATCTCCAAACTTAGAACTGGCGATAATGCCCAAGATATTCATTAAGCAATATCTCCTACGACATACCAAGTATCGGTTGCAACCTTGATACAGGATGCAGCCGAGAACTGCGCTCTTAACTTAGGAGCTGTGGCAGTTGCTCCAGTTGATGAGATCGTAGTAGTGCCTGAAGTGACAGCCTTGATAGTTGTCTGACCTGCTCCGATTTGAATAACATTGATTACTGTGCCAGTTGGAAAAGCAACATTGGCATTGGTAGGGATTAAAAAGTCATTAGCAGAAGCCACAGACATTGTGACCAGTTTTTGATCTGCATCTGCGAGAACTACTGTGTAGGTAGCAGTTTGAGCATTTAGAGTTACTTTTGATCCAGCGGCATAATCGTAAGAGAGGGTTAAAGCACCACTTGTGCCGCCGCCTGTTAAAGGAGAGTTTGTATTAACTGCCGTTATATCTCCTACATCATTAGCAACCCATACAAAATCTAAATCCGTATTTGAGTTCTTCGCAAGTATCTGACCGCTAGTCCCACCCTTCAAATCAAGAAATGAGGTATCTACCCCATTACCTAGGGTTCTGATGGCAGCTGCTCCATCTTTAACTAAATCTGTATCGGCTGGGGTTGTCCAGCCAAAGTTTGTTGTCGTTGGCATTTATTCTCCTTAGGCCACTATTGTAGCGTTTAGCCAGTCCAAAGTTGGGCTGATTGTATTCCAATACTCAGTCGCTGGGACTGAGTTCCATCTAAACGCCTGAAGGCTAAAAGCGATAGGCGAGACATTTAGAGTCAAGTTAAGCTGATTGAGGCTGGCTGTCCAAGTCCAACCTTCTACGAAACCTTGAAATTCTCCACCAACCATATTAACTGGCAAGTTGATGATATTAAGCGGTTGGCCCATAAATACGCCAAGAAGGTTATCTCGGTCTGAATTGTCGATTTCACTGCTGGCTATCGGGAAGGTTATCTGCCTCAAGGCAAATTGAGGATATGCGCGGATAAGGAGATAGAAGGCTGCTTGGTCCTCAGCATCGTTTTGATTGCGAAGTGTGGTTGATATGGTAGAAGCTAGAAGCCCATATTCAGATATTGATGCTAAATCCTCATCTGTAACTTCGGATCCTGAAGTCCCATAGCCAATTGTTATCGAATTTCTAACATCGCCAGCTCTTTTAATAATGGAAAGTCCGGGACCAATTGAATGATTACCATCTAAATCCACATAACCATTTATGGCTAGGTATTGCGATCTATGCGTTGAATCTGCGTATCCGATACGACCTTGATTATCCTCATACAAATATCCAAGTCCGCTGGTGGCAAATCGAGAAGCAAGATTATAAACTGTGTCATTTAAATTGTTTTCAGAATGAAGCTCATAATCGCCAGGAGTATCAATTTCACCTAATCCGCTATTTTCTGCATCCTGCCATTGAACTAGCGGGTCATAGCCATTCCAAGTCTCGGCAACTGGAACTTCATTCCATTGGTCAAATAGAACTGTGCTTAGCAACTCCTCAATTCGGTCTCCGTCAAATTGATGTGCAAAGTTGCCCGTATAGATTGCGCGATTAAGCCGAGCCAAAGCTCCTACTGCAACTATCTTTATTTGTTGGCTGGTAGCAGTTGATCCTGAATATTGGACTGTAATGCCTAAATCCGTAATAAACCCACCAAATAAATTGACATAGGTTGCGCTGGAATTTTGGACTTCAATTGTTACTGCGTCATTAACCTCAAACGGAACTGACGCTTCAGAAGTCTCGATAAGCGTTAGGTTGCAATAACCAGCAATTGGCTGAGAGTAAATATCTGTTCGACCAGATGTAATAGTAAGTCCGTTAAGTGTTGCGCTAGTGACTGTGCTGCCATTAACTTTGACTCGATAAACAGGATTCCAAGCGGTCATAGAAGTAGTTGCTCTGTTCCAGCGCCAGTTCTGCGATTTGTGTTGTTTAGAGCTGAGACAACGGCTCTGGTAAATCCTTCTTCATCAATAGCGCTCGGAGCATTGACATTGATAACCACATTATTACGATCTAAATAATCGCCTTCCGCTCCAATTCTTGTGTTAGGAAATGCGCCAGCAGACATTAAGGATGGAGTGGCGGAGCTTGGAGCACTTGGAGTTTTAGCGCTAGGAGCGCTTGGCGTAGTTGATACCTTGGGGGCTGACGGAATACTTGGGCTACTAGGAGCACCAGCAATCTTAGGCAGACTTGAACTACTAGGAGTGCTAGGCGCTGAGAATGATGGCTTGGAAATAGTAGCTACATTGGGCAACAATGGAACTGCATTGTAAGCGCGAATAAGAACATTGATTGCATCAATAGCAAAATTAACTGCGCTCTTAATTCCATTAACTACTGCGCCAATAACATCAAGAATTCCACCAGCGACTTTACCAATAAATCCAAGTGCTCCACCAAGGTTATTGATTAAAACTGGAACTACAAAGTCTTTAATAAAATTATAAAGAATCGTTAATGACTCTTTATTTCTAGCAATTGCATCAGTAACTGGCTTTAATGCTGCGTCTTTGAACTCAATAAACTTGGGGATAACTGTGTTTATAAAGTAATCCAAAAGTCTTTGAAGGGTAGGCAATAAAGCAGCACCTACTGATTCTTTAGCTTCATCAAAGCCCACCCTAAGTCTTTGAATTTGACCTTCAAAGGTATTGGCTTGAACTGTAGCTGCGCCGCCAAAGGTATCGGCTAATTGCTTAACTGTCCCTTCTAATCCTAAAGTCTTTATTTCAGCAGCAGATAAACCAACGCCTAAACGAGTAAGAGCGCCAGTATTGCCTTCGTAGGCTTTGCCTAAAGCATTAGATACTGATTCAACGCTTTTGCCAGTAGCAGCTGATATGTCTAAGGCTAGATTTAGTAAATCTTGCGATTGAGTAACTGATCCTGTTGCAACTGCTAAACGCTGAAGGGCTGGGCGTAATTGGTCGTCAGCAACACCAGTAGCTAGTGAGGTTTTAAGTATCTGCTCCTCGACTGCTGAAATTTGAGCTTGAGTTGCGCCAGTAACATTCTTAAGGGCATTGGCTAAACGAAGCTGGGCAGCCTCATCTTCAATGGCTGCTTTAACACCATCAACGGCTAGCTTGACTGCATAGGCCGCTGCTGCTGCAGCTGCTGCTGCGAAGGCGGCTGCTGCAACCTTGCCGAATTTCTCTAACTTACCGCCAAAGCCTTCAACCTCTTTAGAGCCAGTATCAAGATTTTTCTTGAGATCAGCGACATCAGCAAGAATCGAGAGCTTGAGCGTTCTACTGCCAGCCATTACTTATCCCACTCTTTCAATATCTTGGAAAATGCTTCTTGCCATTTCTTAATCAATTCAGGCTGAATCTTACGAAGGGTTGGGTAGATAAAGTAGCCAGCGTTTCCGCG